CCCATTTTACTAGTAACGGACCAAAAATTGAAGTTGTCAACGCAATAATGATCGGAACAATAATTTGAATTTCACTCATTTTTTTAAACTTTGTAGGTACTTAATTGTTTCTTCCTTATTCTCTAACAACTTCTGCTTTGAAGAACCTACCCAACGTTCTACATCACCTGCTTCAGTGACATATGAGGTGTTGGACCCATTTATTTCCTCATCAATCCAAATATTAAAATCATTTATAATACCATCAATATCTGAATTAAGGACAAATTTTTCATACTCTTCTAATAAACCTTTTTTTCTTAAATCTGATTCAAAATCTACCTGGCAGTTAAAGCATCTCTTATATTGGAGATAAAAACGTTTATCTAAATGAGGTTTCATCATATTACTGCAACAAGGACAGAAAAGTGGCAAATTAATTGATTCTTTTGCTTTATCTAGTTTAGTAATATTTTGTTTTATTCCGTTTTTGATAGTCCAAGAACGACCATCAGCTTCCCAGATATCTCCTTCATCATAAAACTCTTGCTGTTTAGTATAACCTGTCCCAACAGAAGTTTTGTCTCCATATTTACCTTGCATTAGGTTACGAAGGCGTTGGACATCCTTTTGTTGGAACTCCTTTTTTAAAACGTTATCTGACATTTATTTAATTTTTTGAATTTTCCCAGCTACGGAAATAAATATTTCCATCTCTGTAAGCTTCGATTTCTAATTGCTTTAAATGATCATCTTCATTGATATTTGTTCCATCATAATGTTGAAGTCTATCTTCTAAATTTTGTTTATGGTGGATCATTTCATGAGCATATGATCGTAATATATCTTTTGGATGTCTACCATAAGTATATAAAGTAACACATTGTTTATTGGGATCATAATGGGCTGTGCGTCCTAGCATATTATTAGCGTTTTCTTTATCATCTTCAATAAATTCTATATTAGGTAATGGTTCTATATTTAAATCATTATCTATCATAAACATAGTTAGTGATATTAAATTATCTCTAAATTCAGAATTATGTTCTAATCCCTTTTTAGTAATGTTAGATACAACAATTTTATCTTTATGTTTGTCAACCTTAAAATCAGATGGTACTACATTTTTAATATGATCTTTATAGTAATCAACTCTATTTGAAGTTGAAGATGTATTTAAATTTAAATCTTGATTTTGTAAAGGTTCAAAGAAATTATTAGAAGAAGATTGTTGAGGAGTATTATCATGTCCGCATTTATGACAGATATATAAATCATTTCCTCCATCTTCTATTTCCCATGTCCAACCACAATCATCACAAACTATACTATCACCTTGAATTTTTTCAAATACTATTTTAGGTTCTCTAACGTTATTAGGTATAAAATTTTTACCTTTCATTATTGTAGTAGCTACAGTCTGGTTGTTTTTAATTTTTGAAAGTGGGATATTGATATTTGTTGGGTTTGGTTTTGATTTTGTTTTATTAAGATCAGACGCGACTGCATTATTATATTGCAAATCTATTTTAAGTTCATCATTAGCTTCAGAATCTTGTTTTAGATGTTGAAAGAATTTTTCAATATCATTTGCGCTAATGTTTCTTTCTTTTGCTCTATCTTTGACATGTTTAGATATAATAATATCAGTATCATCTAACACACCAGTTGTATCTATATCTAATTCTTCATTATCTATTTTTTCTTCAACCCAAGTTGTAATTTCTTTATCTTCTTGAACTACATCTAAACCTAAAGCTTGTTTATATCCATCTGAAGTAATTCCATCTGGTAGAAAAGAAGTTATATCTTGGTTATTTTTTAGCGCTACTCTTAAATCAGTAGCACTTAAATTCCCAGCTGATCCATCATAATTTTTAATAGTCACATTTGAAGGAGTGTCTCCAAATCTAACAAAATCTTCTTCTTTCCCAAATACTCCTATATATTGTTGATCAGGATTATTTTTAAATAATTCATAAGCTGCTGCTACAGGACTTGGTAAGGGAACAGGAAGAGAAGAATCTGTTGATGTTATTACTTTAACATTAGATGGAAGATTAAGTGATTTAAAAACTTCTAAACTTTGATCAACTGTTATAGGCATTTCTGTACCTAATCTATTTTCAAGTTTTTCTTTTTCTTTTTTAGTTTTAGGAGCACCACCTGGCTCTGTTTTTGTTGATATTATAACAAGTACTTCATCAGCATCATTAGCTGCGGCTTTAATTCGAGATATATGATCTTTATGAGGTGGTTTAAATTTACCTGGGAATACTGCTATTACTTTTTTAGATTGGTTTTCGTCTTCTACAATTATAGTTTCACCTTCAATAAATGGTTTAATTAAACTCATTACTAATGGACTATATTTACCTTCTAAAGCAGCTACAGTATCTAGTGATTGTTGTTTTTTAATACCTTTTTCTCTTGTAATTTCAGTATCACCAACTCGAATGTTTGTAGCAAACATTCCTTTAAGTCTATCTATTGATCTTCTATTTTTAAATTTTTTAATTTTTTCAAGTATAGTCTCAAACTTATCTTTTTCAATATCAACACCTAAAGAAGCAAGTAATATTTTAATATCAGAAAACTTATTAGATTTCCATATTTCTCTACCATTGTTTTTACCTATAGGAACAATTCTTAAAGATAATTCTGATGTATTCAAATTAAAGTCATATTCTTCTCCCTCACCAGGTTTTTCAATATTTGATGGAATGTTTAAATTTTTAAATAGAGTTTCTATTTGTTTTTCATCTAATTCTGTGAATATAGCTTTAGCTAAACCTAAAGCTAAACCTTGCTCTTGAGCGGGTAAATCTAACATTTTGTATGTGAATTTGCCTTCATCTTCAGATGATGTCACAACATTATCTATTTGAACATATTCATTTTCTTTACCAGTTATCGGATATAGAATAGAAACTATATTACCATGTATAAAATATTTTTTATTTTTTTTATGAGGGATTTCTGGGATTTTCTCTATTTGTTTTATAAATTGAGCTAATTGTAGTTTAAGTTCTTTTTTATCACCTCCAGGAAAGGATATAATTATATCAATATCTCCAAAAGTATTTTTTTCAGGTCTAGAACGAACTCCAGTGATATTATAAGATTTATCTAATCCTAATGGTTTTAAGACAGTATCTCTATAATCACGTATTGTGTCTTTTAAATTTTCTTTATTAATGGTGACACCACCCGCTGCTCCACTCATAGTAATTAAATATTATCAGGAACATAAGCATTAGCTCTACGTAAAGCTTCTTTAAATAAATCTAACGCTTTAGTTTTGTCCTCAGGTTTAAGATTAGTTTTAATATAACTCATTAACTTATCATAATTATTAATTGTCTCTAAAGTTAATGGCTGTGATGGTTGGTATTCTTGATTAAATACTTCTAAAGCACCTTGGGGTTTATCAGCGATAACATCACCTGTATCTTTACGTATAAATCCTCTACCACTTTTAAAAGTATAACCTGTAGCAGCAAACATAGCTAACATTAATTGTCCTCTATGTAGACCTTTAATTTCAGGATTATCTTCAGGCAATTCAGAATTGTATCTGAATTTTAACCAGTCCATATCTCCTGTATCTATATCAAGTTGAGCTCTTAAGTCTAATTTTTCTCCAGATGGAGTGTATTGAGGATATGAAAAGTGGATTGTTCCTCCATTTGCTGCTTTATCACTAGCATGTATATCACCTCCAGTACTATTAATTTTATTAACAATTAAACGTATTAAAGCATTAGTTTGAATTGCTTCATCAGTAGCTGTACGAGATGATTTCTTTAATTTTTCATATAAAGAATCATATTCATTTTGATTAATACCCCAACCATCAGTATCAGCTTTTCCATCTTTAAACAGATATTCTGATGAGTAAGCTAAATCAACATCTCCTGATTTAGGTTTACTACCAGTTGATCCTAACCAGTTACTTTTATCAGTTAATGGGGTTAATGTTGATTTTTTGTTAGGAAAAATTTTACTTAAATCACTAACAAATTTTTCAATTGTAGGTTTAATATTATCTAATACTATATCTTGGGCATCAAATTCTGTACCTTTAAACACATTTCCACCTTCGTCAATAAGAACCTCACGCAGTAGCTTTATTAAAGAAATCATCCTTGAGTTTTCTCATAAATATTAGGGTCTAGTTGAATCTCAATAGGAAATTGTTCAGAAGATGGTTTTGGGTTAGGATACTCAAGTTTAAATAACTCATGTATAGAATTAAATAATTTTAAGTTTTCTTCAAAAGTACGTGTTGGCTCATATATTTCCCATCCTTTACCTTGAATTTTATCTCCTTTACCTTCACCACGTTTAGAAGATTTTAACCAGATAATACCTGTTTTTTCTATTTTTTCTTCAAATGTTTCATTCCAGGCTTGAGCATAAGCTGCTAATTGTAAATCCATAGATGTATGGATTGAATTTGAAGTTTTAATATCTAATAACCATCTAACATTATCAATTTCAACAACTAAGTCGCATGTTCCAGCGTATTTATATTGATCTGAGAATAGGTGGATTTCACTTTCAATCAAAGTGGGTTTATAAGTTGTCCAAAAGTCATGGAATTTAAGAATTAATTTCCAAACATCCATAGAGTAATTAGAATATCCTTCTTCATTTAACCATTGAATTTTTTCTCCTTTAAGGTATTTTTCAATAGCATCATGTACTTGAGTACCTTCATCAGCAGCTTTTCTAGCTATAACATCAGCATTATGTCCTACATCTTTAAGCCAAGTTTCAAAAAACTTACCTTTAGGCATAAATTGCAATATGCTTGTTACTGAGGGGTAGTAGTCTTGGTTTCGACTATAGAATCGATTATCTAAAATACTAACTCTTTTAGATGTAGGGTCTATATCTAAAATACGAGTAACACTTTTTTTATAGACATGAACATTTTTTTCAATCATACTAATTCTAGTTTTTTCTCAAATAAGTTTGAGAAGGTTAATGGTTGAGTGGTTTGAATTAATTTAGTGAAGTTTTCAAAACCCATTTCACTTGGATCTTTATCTTGTAATTCTACTAAATATACTTCTTTACCCTCGTTTAATAATTCTTCACAAAATGATAAAGCTTGTTTAATTGCGTCTTTATCTAATGCTATATATATTTTTTGTACCTGTGAGGTGACTAGTTTTTTCTTTAGCTTGTCCTGGATGTTTTTGCCTAGTAAAGGTATTACATTACGTTTAATAGCCATCATATCAAATGGACCTTCACATAAAATGATAGGTACATTCCAGTTTATAAAAAATTCAAATGGAACAATGTTTCTTGATACATTTGGATTCTTATATTTAGATCTAGAAAATTCTTCAAATCCTCTAGAGGTAAAATAATTTAAATTGCCTTTTTCATCATATGAAGGTATAACAATCATATTAGAATAATGCCCGTGCTCACAATAACCAATTTGATATTTTAGTATATCATATTTAGTAATACCACGGCGTTTTAGGTAGGTTAAAGCGCGTCTACCAATGAGATTATTAGATGTCACATCAGTTAACGGAATAAATTCTTCAGGTAATTTAACCTGCTCTAAATTAACTTCTGTATGTTCTGATTTTGAAGTGCCTACTAAGGAATGTAATGCTTGAAGTTTATCTAATGGTACCTCTACATGTTTAAATAAACGAGTTAATTTTCTACCTTTAGTATTACATACCCAACAATGCCAAGGATTGTCACCTTTAGCATTTGTATCCATATTAACCTCAAGTTTAGGTTTATGATGTTTACAAAATGGACAATGGTATGCTCTGTTGTTTTTAGAGGTATTTTTACCTTTACCTAAAACAGAATCTACTAAAGTTATTAATAACTGATTTACCATACATTATAATGTATGGAGGAGAGCGTTAGGAGCAAAGTCTTTCTTAAAAAACTTACCTAATACATTATCATTGTAACTATTTACAAATAATACATTATATTTACATTGATAAGCAGTTTCCCAATAGGTAAGTTCTTTTTTAGTTCTTACCATTTTAATGATTTGTCTAGTGAATGCTAAGTTACCGCTTGTTTTTATTTCAGCAAGTATTTCTTTATTAGAACCCCAATATGTAGCCCAATCAGATTCTTTTTGTACTCTTTTAGTAGTTGCTTTTCTACCAGGACCTGATTGTTCAGCTAGTTCTTTTTTAGTAAGTTTTTTCTTTATGTTATGGTAAAGACTTTTTTTACCAATGTAAAATTTACCTGTTATTGTATTTTTGATTTCATAGATAAAACCAAAACAATCTTGTGGGAAGTCTTCTATTGTTTTAAATTCTTTAACTTCCACATTTTCATACCAAAACCAATTATTCATATTTAAAATCTTAAAGTAATACTTGTTAATAATTCTGTCTCAAAAGTTTTCTTAAATGGTTTAGGAAGTTTAGCTGTGGCCATTAATACACCATCATCATTATATAAACCAATAGAAGTAATGTAAGTTTGGGGATGGTAGTCAAATTGTTTAATTCCTAAATCTCCTGTACTTCCTAAGATAAAACTAGGATTCATAGAATAATTATACTCAAAATTTCTAGCTCTAATAAAAACTTGAATAGTAGGTGTCACGTCTTCTGTTCTAAGAGTAAAATCACTAGTTCCAGGAAAACTATTTAATAGTATTAATCCTACATCTGGGAGGAATAGTCCTTGTGTTGATTTCATTCTTGAACTTCCGTATGTGAAACCTCCTCCTGGTAGGACTGCTCCTGTCACTACATTATATGCTCTACCACAATTTAGTATTCTAGGAGGGTCCATATTACTATCATCTGTGTAATTACCTATACGAAAACTACCTGGTAGTAAAGCTGATTTATAGCACCCTCTAGCTATAGATATAACTGTAAAACTAGTTTGGTTAGCACCACCCCAACTAATAGGGGTATTTTTACACCCAGTGACAATATTTTGTATTGCTTCTACTCCATTGTCTGGGCCTACATTAGCTACACTAAATTGGAGGTTTCCTGTTCCAAGAGTATAGTTAGTTACACTCATACCAGCATTTGTAAAAGGAGTTGAACCAAAACTAGGAGCATCATCAGCAAAAGTACCATCAGCATTTTTCCAACAATTATTAGTAACTATCTCATTACTAATAACAATATCATCAGGGGCTATTCTTTGTAAAGGCATATTATCTATCTAAACTTACAATTATACTCATATCTGTTGTTCTACTTGTAGGTATAGGTAAAGCTAATTTACCTACAGCTAAACATACATTATTAGAATCATATAAACCTACAGCAGATATATAAGGAGCAAAACCTGAATCTGTGACGAAATCTTCAACAACACCTCCTAAGTCAGTAGGTTCACCATCAGCGGAAGCTAAATTAGTAGGTCTATCTGTTTTTAAAATTGTTGGATTACAAGAGTAATTAAATTCATCTGGTCTGATAGTACATTTATATTGAGTTTCATAAATAGTATTAGCTGATCTAAAAGAAGCTTGGCCTTCTCTTCCATCAGTAAAAATTATCATACCATGAGAATAAATAATCCTACCAACTATTGGACCATATATATCACTATTATCTCTCATATTCCCTTCTCCATCATCAACTGCTCCAGCACAAGTAACACTTCCTGGTTTTATATAATCTCCAAACTGTGATTTAGGAATACTAATTACTGATATTTCTGCTCCAGGTCCTGTAGGGAAATTCATAGGGGCGTAAAGCCCACTTTGAATAAAATTATCAAATCTGCGAATATTTAATGAGCTTGTAAATGAAGCTTCAGGATTTGGTATACTATTACTATAATATAATTGTTTAGCAGAAGCGTAAATTAATGAAGCTGATGGGAATGGGGAAGGATTAGTTTCATCATCATCAGATCCATATGGTACATTTTTTCCTTTAAGAGCAGTACCAGTACTAAATACATTACCGCTATAAGCAACTAATGGAGATATAATAATATCTTGACCTGTTAATGATTTGAAAGCACCCATTCATTTAAAAATCTAATTTAACACGTATTAAAGCTTCTTTAGTAAAGTCTTTTTTAAGTGGTTTTGATAATTTAGCCACAGCTAATAACTCATTATTATCATTATATAAACCCATTGAAGTGATAAAAGTTTGAGGATTTTGAGCAAAATCAGGATATAAAACTAAACCTAAACTACTAGACTGGAAGAAACTAGGATTACATGAATAATTGTATTCAGCATTTCTAGCTCGTATGAATACAAAGTCTGAGGTTACAGTTTCTTGAAAATTCATGTAAAATTTATTAATTGATGTAATTAGATTATCAGCAAAAGTATTCCCAGCATTTGAAGGTGGGTTTGTTGTTATACCACAAGCTCTTGGGTTTAAAATAATAGTGCCTATATCTGGGAGTAAAAATCCGTAAGATCCATTTGTAGCGGATGAAGGCATTGTCCCATTACCAAAACTACCTGAACCTAATCTATATACTCTCCCGCAATTAAGATAATCCACAACTGTAGAAATAGCACTATTATCAGTTATATCATGAGTTACATTACCTACCCCTCCAAGGCGGAGGCTACCAGGTAATAAAGCTTGTCTATAACGAGCTCTATTAAATGTTATGGCTAGAAAGTCTACTGAGTCATATCCTGAAAAATTAAAAGAAGCTCCTTCATCTTCCCCATACACAATATTTTTAAATTGATCATAAACAGTTTTTGTAGGACTTAAACCTGGGGATCCTGCATAGTAAAAATTTGAACCTGATCCAAATTTATGTCCATAAGCTACTGAGAATTGAGGTTCTCCATCTGAATAAGCAATGGTATAGTATTGTCCACTATCACTATTAACTTGAGTATTATTAATTGAGAAACTATCTAAAAAAGCTGAGGCTGTATTTGACCATACAGGAGCTGTAACAGATGCTGCACTAAGTAAAAAGTCTTGAGGATCTAATCTTGTAAAAGACATAGGTTAAATATTTTTATTAACTATTAGTATTTTTATTAAGGATAACAGGTACTACAGCTCTAGCTCCGCTGTCTCTACCCATAACAGTTAGAGAAGTATATAATTTATTAACTCCAGTTGGGAATAAAGAGTTAACAGTTGTAGCTGTTAAATTAATAGTTGTTCCTATAACTGTCTTAGAAATTTGAGCACCTACAGTACCAACAGAATTTAAATTAGTAGCATTAGCAGTATTAATTCCCACACCATTGACTGTATTAAATAATCTAACATCAGCAATTGTAGCTACATATCCTGATGATTCGTATGTTTGAGTACCACCTAAATAATTGAGAGTTTGAGGAGTAACAGCAACTGAGGCTCCTTGACCTAAGGATATAACACTAAATCCTAAATCAATAACAGGAACTTTAGATGATCCTCTAGGTAAAGTTGTAAGTAAATATTTCATGGCTTGAGTCTCATCAGGAAATGCTTCTAATAAAGGCATATTTTCAATAGCTGCTCCATAGAAAGCTGATCCTCTAGGATCATTTGGATTATAATTTGTATAATCAATTTCATCATCTGCTAAAGCAAATTGTGTGATTTTAAAAGATCCGTCACCTCTAGCTAAAGCAGCTCTGCCTGCTCTTGTTAAAATAGCATCAACTGTGACAATTGAATTATTAAGATATCCCATTTTTTATAGATTATTTTATTTATAAATATTATTGAATTATTTCTTTTTGTGATAAATCCGCAATTATTTTATCATATTTAGTTATTAATTCTTTAGAAGAAAACTCAGATTGGATTATACCTGAGTAGGCATTACCTTTAGATGTTTTAGGGACATTTAGAATAATATATCTACCATCATTTTCTATTCTATATATTGTAAAATGGTTTATATTTATACTACTAGAAACACTAGAATTAGTTCCCTCAAGTGTTAAATCTAAACTTGGAGCTATATCCATTTTTAATGAATATACTCCTATATCACCTGATCCAGATCTAGCTGATAGACCTATAATTCTATAAACCATATCTGGGTTATATTCAAATCTGATATAGTCTCCAACTCCTATTTCATTAAAAGGTATATTAGAAGGACTAAAACCTAAAAGTTGTTGATCAGGTGTTACAAGTTGGGCGTAATCTGTAGGAAAAATATTTTCTAAAGCTTCAGAAAAGGTAAGTCGACTATAACCAGCGTAATTCACACACCTTGAGAAATATGGACTATAGGCTGTATTAAAACCTTCTACTTCAGTATTAGGATAGTATTCTTGTTCAACTGAGAATAAACTATCATTATCTATACGAATAGGTCTATATGAGGCATTTGATCCTGAAGCATTATTTGATAGTTGAGATGTTACAACAAAAGTATCAGTTGTGTTAACATTTACCCATCCTGTTTCAAGCCAATATCCACTAGGATTATATTCATCAGTAGTTGAAGGAGTTATCCATGGTGAGGTGAATATACTTTGACCTGTAGTGTTATTTCTTATTCGAAACTGGATGCTATTATTTTCAGCAGCTGAGCTATTATAACTTCCTGCTGGTATGCCAGCGGGAACAGCATAATCTATTTGACTTAACCATATAAGTAAAGTAAATCTAATTCTTGTGCCAACATCTATTGAGGAAGTTATTGGCTGGATATATCTATAAGGATATATATGTGGGGGATTTGCGGGTGGAGTTATCAGTGTATTACTCCAACCTGTTTGCCATACAGGCTCAACGTATGATGCTGAATGTTCAATTGCTTTGGTTAAGATATATGAGCTTGCCCATTTATAACGAGCATTATAAAATGGTACAGTTGCTAAAGCAACATCAGGATTCTTAGGATAATAGAAACTCATAGTTTCTAAATAATCATTAGGTGTTTTACCTGTTTCTGTTGTCATGATATTTCTTAATGTACCTATACCTGTTATAGTATATGTACCTAATAAATCAGATTCTTCAGAAATATCTTGTTGTGTTGGATCAGGTTCTATTAATTTAATAATAGCTCTTTTCCCAACTTCAAAATTATCAAGTAAATTATATAACCCAATAGCTTCATCTCGAGGACTTCCAGCGGTTTTAGGTTCAGGATTTACAACATTTCCTTCAGTGTCAATAATGTATTTTATAAAATAGGCTGTGTTATTTGGAATTTCAGCTCCTGTACCTCCTATACCATCCCAATAAGCAAAGTAAGTTTGATTTTGTTCAGCTACAGGAAAATCAGGACGTGTTCCATAATGATAATTTTGATTATCAAGATTAGTAAAAGCATCTAAATTAGAATTATTATAAGTAGCCATATTTTATAACTAGGTATTTTGATAATTAATTAAAGTTCTGATATTATTTCTGAAGGTGCAGAGGCTGGTGGAGGGGATGTTGATGTACCTGAGCCTCCTGATCCTCCTCCACTAAGAGTTGTAGGTTTTTTAGGATTAAGAGGGGCAGCTACATTAAAATCAAATGAGCTTATTCTAGATCCATTATACCTAATATTAGACCATGAAGGGGAAGAATAATTTGAGTCTTGGACAGGAGCTCTATCAGCTATCCCATCCATTATAAGACTAAAATTAGATGGGGTAGATATTCCACCATTCCAACCATAATCTATAGCCATAATCTTATCTGAAAATTGAGGAGAATTAATAGAACCATAAGTTACATCATCATCATTTCCTACAAATCCAGCTATACCTGGAGTTAAAACGACTTCTGGGCCTGCGTTAAATATAGCTATTGTATCTAAAGCTACAACAGATATATAATATAAAAAATAATCAGGATAATTATAAGTACTAATAACATTAAATGTTAAAGGTCCATAATTAGTTGAAGGTATTGTCACAGATTGTAAATCATATAATAAAGGTGATATATCTTCATTATTAAAGATTTTACTAATCTTCATCATTTTATAACCTGTAATATTAGGTACACCATATATTGATACTAATGTTGCCATAATTTTTAATAATAAATATTAAATTTATATATTATCTGAATGTTGTAGGAGCATCAGGGGTAGTATTTCTTGTAGTTCTACCAGTTCCACCAATTGAAGTTCCACCTGATCCGCCTCCTGATGATCCTCCAGTATCAGTTGTAAGAGGTAAAACTGATGGTACAGTTGAAGTGAGTACTGAGTTTGGTGAGTTGATAACACCTAAAGTTGGTCCAAAATCTGGTGGTAGAAGAATATTAGGTGTATTAAATGTTAATTCAGTAGCGTCAAACCAAAGAGCTATAGTATTAGATCCAGGGTTACCACCGCTTAAAAATGAAGATGAAGGAATTGCAGAATTAACTACTTGGAAACCTAGAAAGGTAGGATTTATTTTTATTTTATTATTTTTATTAGCTTCTCCAGTTGTTATTATAACCGGTTGGTAAGGTAATTCTCCATTATAAAATTCAGCTTTATCACCATGGAAAGAACCAGTATATCCAAGAGGAGTTGGTATCTGCTCAAACCAAAATTGATCAACATTTGAATCAACTAACACACCAGATTTTATATTACTAAATGCTCTAAAGTTAAAAGATCCTCCTGTGCCCGCTTCAACTTGTCCTGAAGGGGAAGATGTTCCTATATATGAGCTACTATCTACATACGCTCTAGGGGCATCATGAATACCTGATTTAAGATTTGTTTTAGCAGGGATAAAATCTTTAATCATTAAAAATAATGAGTTATCAAATTGTTTTATAACATTTAGATAATTTGAAAGATTATATGTATTACTTGATAATATAGTAGATGGTAAACCAGAGTAATAAGAAGAATAATTATTGAAATCATATATAGGATTAGCTATATATGTACCTATATCAAAAGTTGATGAGTTTTCAATGTAGGTATCAACATCATTTTGGGGTGAAAAAGCAATTTCTATTGTATTAACACTAGGGGCTAAACTTCTTTTAAGATTATAATTATACCAAGATTCTTGAAATGTACTTTTAACAGTTGATAATACTAATGGTTTATAAGTATTATTTCCATCTTCAGTAACTATAGGAACCATTGTAGAATAAGTTTTATTATTCTCATCCATTTCTAATGATGGGTAAATTTCTATATTATCAAAAGTAATATCTCTAATACCTGTTACAGATAAACCCCCAAAACTTGGGGTAGTAGGGCCACTATATCTTCCTCCAAATTCTCTTATAGTCAATACAGTGTTGGGGATCCCAAACATACTAATAATATTTTGCAAACCAGCTACTGTTCCTTTAGATTTTAATAAATAAGGTAAATTATGATAAATACGTTTATACATCTCCTTATTAACATCATCTAAAGGAATATTTAAAGCTTCTTGAGAAACAGATCTATAATCATTAACAATAGGGGAATTAACAGCTCTTAATTTATTATCAGGATTATAACCTATAAAAGCATTAAATAAGTCAATTGATGAAAAATTATTTTGATATACATTTAATCCAAATGATTTAATAGCATCAGCTACTAAATCTTTAGAAATACCATGATTTAAACGATTATCCCCATTATAACGATTTGAAACATCTTTATAATAAATCCATATGTTATCATAATGTTGACCCATCATATCAACAAAGATTTTATATGGATCATTTTGAGGATCTTCTTTTAAGTAATCAGGTATAGTATTAATTAAATAATCTTTATTATTTTCATCATAAAATGAAGCACTTTCTATTGAAGATGAGTACCAAGTATCAGCTTGAGGTGATCCCCAAGGTCGTAATGTATATGGAGGAATAGATGTAACTTTAGGATATGATGTTGAACCTGATTCAAAATAAAGATAATATTCAAATCCATCAAGATTCTTAATAATATCATCAATTTTATTATTTAAATATAAAATATTAGATTCAACTAAAGGTGTAGACGCAGCTAATTCAAGTGTTCTTACATCATTTTTATATTGTCTAATTAATTGTATTTTATAAACAAAATTTTCAATTCTAGATTTCGCTGAGGAGAAATGTATAAAATTTTCAAAATTAGAATAATCAATACTTATATTAATTCCTTTGTCAGCTAAATATGAATTTATTTGTTGATATGAAGATACTAAACTAGATGTTATTAATTGTTCATAATTAATAAGTTGAGTTGAGTTATTAGTTTTATCTTTTACAGGAATATTAAAATTAGCGCTTTTAATAGTAGCGTTAAATATCTTTGGTGTGACAATTTCAGGTTGAAATTGAACATTAAAAGCTAAAGGATCAGCTGGTTGAGTTACAATCCATAAAGGTTCTCTTAGAATGAATCTAGAAGGAAGAGGTTCATATAAATTAATTAATAAATCATATTTTTCTTTTGAATTATCAATTAAAACATTATTAGCTATAACTAAATTATTACTTCCAAAATTAAGATAAAAATCTTGGAAATACCCAGAATTAGGTCTATTTTTAAATTCAGTTACTAATTGTAATAAATCATCATTACTTACAAAATTAGTAGCTACTCTTAATTCTGTTCTATCCCCTGATATTTCTTTAATAAAATATGGTCGAGTGTCAGATGATGAGCTTAACTCATTTCTTAAAAATCTATATATTATATTATAATTACCTCCTGTAAATCCTTTATTTGTTAATGTTTTTTCAGGATCAACACTAACATTATAAGCTATTCCAGTAGCTGAGGTATAACCAGCTGTAGTTAATCCTTGAAAAGACTGATCAGTTATTTGAAAAGTTTGATCAAAAGAAATTATAGTACATTCAGCATATTCTCCTTTACTTCCATCATTCCCCCAAAATGAATCTACTACTTCTGAAGGTATAGCATTTAAATCTTGAGTAGTATAAGTTTGTAATTGAAGTGTTTCTGAGTCAATTCTATTAATTAAAGCCTTCATTATATAGTAGTAGAGGGTAAGTTAGTATTTAAACTAGATGTGACTTGTAGATTTACAATCTGTTGATTTAACTCTAAATTTTGCTTTCTTAATTCTGTTATCTCATTTAATAAAGCTTGAGTAGTTTCATCAGTTTGATCTAAATTAGCATAATCACCACTTATTTGAGCTAAATAAGCATGAGAATTAATATCTCCTTGAGCTGGGATATTGTAGAATATAGCAGTATATAGATTAAAAAATTCAGGGACACTGATGGTATCTTCTAATAATGGGGTAGAAGTAACTGAAGATGGAGTGGTTGATCCTATAGAAGTATCTATAGCATTTTCATAAGCATCTTTTTTAAAAACTGTTCTATTTAGAGGATATTCAGCCATTTATTATTTTAAAATAATAATTATCATCAAAAATTAATGTTGAACCATTAATGATAGTTTTAATTAAAATTTTATAATATCGTTCAGGTTCTAAACCATTCATATAAAGTGTAAAATAACTACCTTGTTCATCAGCACTTAATTGAGTATACTGATTGTCGTAATCTACAATAACTTCATTAGTATCCAAGTCTCTTATTGAAAAATATGAAGAAGTAGGTAAATAGTAATTTTGAGTATAAAAAGAAGATGTTTGGAATGATCTTGCGGGGTATGTTGGTCTGCTATTAATTCTAAACCTATTTATACTTTCAGGATAAAAAATACCTGGGTTTTCATTTAAGGCTATAGTAGCGTTAGTAGCATTTAATATAGTGGTAGAAGATGAACCTGTATTCCAAATATAATCTCTCCATCTAAATTCTAATTGAGGAGGATAAATAGTATGAGTATCTCTAGAAAAATACTGTATTTTGTTTTGGTAATTGTCACCATCAATAAACTCAACAGCTTGTTTAATTATTAAACCATTATTATCTATAGTGCCACTATACCATGCTTTAATTATATTAGTGATATTAACATCAATATCACTAGATTCAGTATAACTAAAACTTTGAGTTGAATATATAGGTGATACACTAATATTTGAAGAACTATAATACCAATTACCTCCACCTAAAGTACCACTATATGAGGCTGTTACATTAACAGGATAATTACTAGTCACCCAAGCATTACTACCAGAATATGACCTCCAACCCCAACTAACACCATTTTGAACTTCAGGAGAATAATTATATTTTCCTGTACCCATATTCCATGAACCAGATATAGGGTAAAATTCAAGTTTAGTATCTAAATTTAATCCTTCTAAAACAGCTATATATGCTTTAAAATTAGCTTGCCATTGAGATCCATTAATTTTATTATTAATTATATCATTTATTTCAGTAGAATTAAATTGGACTAAAAATCTACTAGTCTGGGGTTCAGCTGATGAATTTTCAATGGTTATGGATGACTCTATGATTTCATCTAATCCAGTATTTCGACTAGGATATAATGAATAGATAGTAGCATCTTTAACAGGAAATATTTTATAAACAGCCATTTTTTATTATAAATATAAAAATTAAAAAGATACAACACGACCTCTGATGTCACTATCAGGGTATTTAACTTCAAAAACCATTGGGTCAACTGAGGGGTAAACCACGTTACCTGTAGTGGCACCTGGAATATCGTAAGCCCAGGAAGAATATCTATCACCTCCAACTAAATTAGTGACTCTAACATCTTTAACTGTTTGGACTCCATCTATTTTATCTAAAAGTACAGCTATATCTTTTAATAAAATTGGTTCATTCATTTGCCAATTTTCTATATTAAAATAATCTTTTAAAGCAGTTATACATCTAAATAAAACATCATTACTATTACTATTAGGTAATACAACTATATCAAAATCAACACTAATATTAATAATATACCCATCTTTTATTTTAATAGAATCATTAACCATTCTATATTGAGAAAGATATGTTTTTAAATTATCTTTTAAAGTAGTTGAAGCATATTTTAATTTCTTACTACTATCATATGCTAACACATATAAATTTGTAGCTGATAAAGATTCTCCAGGGAGTAAATTTTCTAGTTTTTCTGGTTCAGCATATACTTTAGCTATTGATCCATATTGAGAAGGTAAACTTAAAGCCCTAACAATATAATCAGCTTGGGTTACTGTTCTTAATTGGGCCCCAAATACACCTAAAGAATTAAATCTTATTTCATCTAAAGTATCTCCATCTGATCCACCAGTAGCTGATGTTGTATTAGTTATAGCTAATGAACCTAAAACATCTTTTCTTATCACACTATCAAGGGCTGTTCCAACAAATGTTACATTACTTAGATCTACTATTGAATTAATGGAATTAGCTGGTACATTGGCTGCTATACCTCCACCAATTAAATATCTAATTGTTAGAGTAGTATTAGATGGAGCTATACCATATGTGCTAGTGAATAAAAAATTAGCTGGATCAAAAGCTACATATTGGAATTCTTCAGTATTTCCTGTTAAGGATGAACCTATATTAGTTGGGTTAGGAATTATTTGTTCTTCAACATTAGCTGTAGTAGTACCAGCTCCAAATTGGATTTGTAGGGTAGATGGAGATAAAAATCGAGATACAAATCTTCTAGGTATTTTTTTTAATTGTAATAAATAAGGCACCTCCCCAGAATCCCCAGCAGTATTAGCTATGCCTTCCATATACATCTCTTGGGCTAAATATGGTACCTCATACCATTTATTACCTTCACTATCTGTGATATCTAAAATTTGGATAATATTAGAATCATTAATTTCAATAGTTTGAAAGCGTTGGGGGGTAGTAAATGAAAAAGTTTTTGTCACAATAGTAGCTGATGTGACTGTTCGAGATTTTTTGAGAAGAAAATAAGCTGGTGTTGAACCAATTAAGGTTAAAACACTAACATTTGTAGGATCAGAAGGAGTGTTAACTGAAAAATCAACTGTATCTTTAAGTAAAAATGTAGCAGCATTAGCTGATAGAGATGTATTAGCAGCTATTGATAAAGCATAACTATAATCAGGTTCACCAGCAGTAGCTGGGACTTTTTGATAAAAATCAACTGTAGCTGTAGCAGCTCCTGTTACTTTAGGTTTATAACCTAACATATAAGCTAGAGAATAAAGATTACTTTCTTGTCTAGCATATTGAGCAAATGTTTCTTGAATTTGATTATCAAGATAAAATGATAAAACATCACCTACATAAGCTGACATTTCTAAAAACAGCATTCCTGGGGAAGCAGGGGAAAAATCTGTTATAGTATTAGGGTAGTATGTTCGAGCATAATCAGTTAAAGATACTTTAAAATCCCCAAAATCTTTATTTAAATATTTTATATCTCTATTTTCAGCTGCCATTATAATAATATTTGGATGGTTTGAATATCTCCATTATATACAGATAAACTTAAAGATAACTGAATAGTATTATCGTCTTGTAATGGATTTAATGTTAATGAATTTATAGTAACATTAGGAAAATTATTTTGAATATCATTAGTTAATTTAATTTCTAAAGCTTTTAAAGTAGATTCATTTATATCTTCAAATAAAAATTCTCTTAGATTAGAACCAAAATTAGGGTTTAATACACGTTCTCCTTTATTTGTTAATATAAAATTAACTATATTAGATTTCATTTGATCTATTGTTGTATAATTTAATTTAAATACATCAGTAGAACTAAAAGGTATAGCTACTCCAATAGCTACTCTTTTACTAGTTTCTAAGGCACTTTTATTTGTTACTCTAATAGCCATTATTTAGTACTCATTAATCCCATTATTTGATTTAAACTTACTTCACCACCAGGTAAACTTGAACCTTCACCTACTGTACTAACAGGAGGAGGTGTATAGGCAGGTTGAGCATGTGATGAATTAGCTGTTATAGTAGCATCAAATTCACCTCCAATCATACTGCGTAAATTACGTTTAATATCTGGGTTGATGGGGGTTGTTTTAGTAGTATAAGGAATAGGGTTAGCATTTTCATTAACTACAGTTTTAGGAGTACGTACTGCTTCAAGGAGTATATCTTTAATTTCTTCTTGAATTGCTTCACGAACTGCTTCTTTAATTAACTTTTTTAAAAAATCTGTTTTCATATTAATAAATATTTAATTATCCAGCTGTTAAATTAGGATTTAAATCTATAAGGAATTTTAATTGATCAAGTAATACTTGAGGTTCTGAGGCAAAAGATGAGTCAGTTTTTAAAACAGGAACTCCATTTCGAGTTAATGCTTGGGCGAAACGTTTTGGGTAAATTATAGGATTATATGGGTCTAATATTAATTCTAAAGTAAAACCTTTATATACTTGAGGTTTATCAAGAAGTACCTTATTATCAATCCCAGTTGAATCATTAATAAGTAAATTTAATTCATCATTTATAGCTACAAAAACATTTTCATCTTTATTTAAATCTTGAGAACAAATTTGTAATAAAGCATCTAAACTATTTGTTAAATTTAATATATATCCTAAAGCTGCCCCAAAAGAAGCTAAAGTTAAAGTTAAAGTATTAATGATTACTCCAAATCTTTTTAATAATTCTTCAAGTTTAGTAATTGCAAATGGGATAGCAGGAGGCATAGGAAATGGAATAATACTAATTCCTATAACACCTGCTTTAAGGGCTAATGATACTAAATCAAATGTAGTTACTAGTGTTGAAAGAGTAGATACAGTTTTATATAATTTATTTATTTGGTTAATAACTTTATTCCTTTTTTTAACTAATTCTAATATTTTATCTTTTTTAAGACATAATATTTGATTTTTTATTTGATCTATAGGAACTTTATTGACAACAGCTTGTACTACAGGGAAACCAAAAGGTAATAATAATTTTAATATAAAAGGTATTAATTGAGCTTTAAGTTGTTCTTTTCCTATACTAACTAAATTAGCTATTCTAACTAATGGTGGTACAAGATTTTTAATATTTTGATTAATTTGTTTTAATTCTGTTTGAGTAATATCATTAAGTATAGGTTGAATTAAATTTTTTAAAGCTTCATTTTCATCTGGGATTGGGGTGAGTTTTTTCTTAATACTAACAACGCTAGCTTTTTTATATTTAGAGTCTTTTAATTTTTTATGGTATTCTTCTGCTTTTGATTTAGCAGCATTTTGATCATTACTTTTAAATACTTCATTACCAACTCTATATTCGTATGGGGGTTCTACTTCAGGTGTAGATACTTTTACAATATCATACTCAGTAGATGGGTATACTGAAGTAATTTGAGGGTTAGTTATAGTTTCAGTATTATATTTTGATTTGATTAATACTATACTAATATTTTTAAGGTTAATAGCTGTTTTAGGATATATAATAGACCACTCACCTTTATTATTAGTAACTAAATTTTCTGTTATAGATTTAATTATAGGTGAGGTTTCAGTAGAGGGAGGGGTTTGAGTAAAAGTTATATTAACTCCAGGAATAGGTTTAGCGTTTTGGTCTAAAACTACACCTTCAAATATAATATTATCCTCAATAGCTAAAGTTGTATTTGTATTTTCACTAGAACCTACTGTTCCTGATGGTGTGTCGTAGGCCCCAAAGGGATTTAAAGCAATTGTACTTGGGGATGGAGTGATAGACATTTTTAAATAGTTTTTGTTGTTTTAGATAATAATCTGCTATCTTGTTTAGAACCAATAAGAGATCTTAATTCAGATGCTTTTGTTGAGATATTACCAGAATTAGCTACTAAAGACGGAACAGCTAAATTACCAGTATCAGAAGGAACACTAGCTCCAGCAAATGCTGTGCTAACTATATCTAAAGCAATACATATTGTATTTAAAACATCTATTAAGTTTTCACCTAAAACCAATGGATGTAAAGGTTTTGAAGATGCTGGGGTGTTAGATCCTAAATATATGCTAGGTGAGGTTATAATCACTTGATCAGCTTTAGTTGAAAAAAGATTAGAACCATCTAAATTAATAGAGGTCTGGGCTGTTAAATGAATAGATTTATTAGAACTTAATATTATATGATCATTTTTAGCATTAAAAACTAATCTACCAGAACTTAAAAGGATTTGATTACCTGAAAAATCTTTAGGAGCTGCTGGGGATTCAGCTGTAGTTTTATTATAAGAATCTTTTAAAGGGCTAGAAAGATTTAAAGGTACATTTTGAGTTGAAGTTAAATAAATAGAAGACTGATCTTCATTTATATTTTCAACGCATGGTATCCAAGATTCTTTAGTATCCCCAACATTAAATTGATCAAATGATTGACCATTTCTTAATATCATTATTGGGCTACCATTATTACCAATGCTAGACCAAAGATTAGGATTAGTAGAATTATTAACTGTTGCTCCTAACCTAATAGAATTACCATATCTACCTTCATATATTATATCTCCTTCATATGGTAGAAGAGGGAAAACATTTAAAACATTATTTTCATTAAAAGTATTACCTAACTCTATCTCAGTACTTTGATCTGTCACTCTTCTAGTTGAACCTGCTTCAACTTGTTGATAATCTTTTTTTTGATTATCAGATAAAATATTTGAAGAAGGGACCGCGTTATGTATTTGGCTATTCCAAATGTTTATAGGTGGTAAATAATATGGGGAAACTGATGTTGTTTTCTCTGTTACATCAACATCAGCTAAATACACTATAGATACTATTTCATTTATTAACGGATATTGTTTAATATTAGATAATAAAGGATAAGCAGCTATTAATTTTTTAGATGTTTTACTTATTGAAAGATTAGGATTTTTTACTGGGTCAAAAAAGATAGTGCCTATACTATTCCAGTTTCCAAATTCTTCAAATAGTTCATGTTTGTTATCTAATATAATATCTATAACTCTAACAGATATAATTTTACCAACACGATCATCATTAGTATAAACTGTACCTCCACTGTAATTCCCTATTTTTTTATCTGGGGTCCATTTATCAAACATTATTCACCTCCTTCTTTAAACTTATCTATTTCAGCAAGTAATTGGGCTTTTTCTTCTTCAGATATTCCTAATCCTCCTTCAGTATTATTATTACTCATAATACGTTGGATGATTGTAGCCATTTTAATTAATTGTTCATCATTCTTAACACTTATTTCTAAGTATTCTTTAATTAAAGGAACAATTAAAGTAGCATCACCTATCTCATTTACTAGTGGTTTAAGTTCTGATATAAGGGCAGAGATTTGTTTTTCTTTTTTCTTTTGATTATTATATATTTCTTCTAAAATATCAGAAAATTTCTTACTACCAAATACAATATTATCTAACCCATTCATGGTATATATTTAGTTATAAATATACTTATGGGAAATTTGTATACCCATTTTCTAAATAGAAATAGTAATATTCTTTAAATATATCATAAAGTTTATTTGCTATTTTAGTAATTTTAGGTGTTTTAGCATCAATAATTTCTCGAATATAGATATATAATGCTTTTTTATTAAAGATTTCTATACTTTCTCTTTTACGGAATAATTCTAGAATTGCATCTGCTATTTTAGCATCCCCATCTTTAGGGAATAATGTATGAATATTTTTAGAACAATAATCAACATATTGATCCATAAACACATTTAATTTTTGATTAGCAGGAGTATCATCAATATTATAACTATGTCTTTCATCTGATTCTAATTCTTCAACTGGGGCTTTATCTACTCGTTTTTTGTAATTTTTAGTATTAGAAATAATAAGATAACGTTTAGCAATAGTCCCAAAATATGAATATGCTTTAGCTCCTTTTTCTGGGTTGAATAAATGGATTTTAGAAAGTAAAAATGAAATTACTTCATGTTGTAAATCCTGAATATTATCGACTTCAGTATAGTAAAATTTAAAAGTATGGATAATATTTTCTGTTAATTTAAAAAAAGCATAATGGATACGATCACTATAAATTCTACTCCTTACCTCAAAATCTAAAGTATTATTATATTCAATAATAGCATTTTCTGTTTCTTGAGTGAAATACATTCCACTTGTTTTAGGTTTAACTACTACAGCTACTTCATCACTCATAAATTTTTAATATTAAATTGATTTAAAATACTTTGGATTTGTTTAATTGATTCAAAAAAGAAACCTACTTCATCATCTGATTTGAATGATTCTTTAGCATCTACTTCTTTAAGTTTTTTATCTGAGAGTTCAATTATATCAGATACTTTATTTAAATAAGACATATACCCCATTAAGATATCTTCTTGTTTTTCATTTTTTCTAAGTAAGTTAAAGGTCGTGTATCCTAAGATCACGACCATCAAACTTAATATAACAATTGCTATAATCATATATTATCTAGTAAACTTTTTAATCCTTCACTCTTGATATTACCTAAAGCTTTAGTCTTAATAGGTGATTTTTTATTTTTTTCAATTGTGAAATTTGATGAATTACTTTGGGTTACTTCGCCTTTAAGTTTAGGCATCCATACTTGTTCAAACTCAATACGTGCCGCCATTAAATCCGCTTGATGCACAATAAACACTAACGCAGTACGTGGTTTTGTTTCTGGTGACCAAGACATTAAATATGGCTTGTTAGCATCATCATATAAACCATCATGTAATTTAATTGCTAACATTTCGTTTCTGGAAAATGTAATACCATGAGACATGAGTAAATGCAATCCACGATCTGGTACTGACATATATTCAAGTCGATCATTAAATTTATAGTCTTCACCTAATTTCTCTTTACGCCATTGGTCTGTCTGAGGGATATATGATTCGTTTTGTTCATCACCCATTTTACCTAGATCATGATTTAAAGAGGCAAATACTAATTCTTCAACTGTATATGTTGAAGCATCAACTCCCATTTCTACCCAAACTTTATTTAGTTTAAGAGCACACTGCACTACTCGTAATACATGATCTACATAACCACCTGGGAATGCATTATGATATTCTTTTTTATGGGAAGCAGGCATGAGCATAACACGTTCAGCATATTGCTCATAAAATGCTTTTAATTCAGAACATCTAGGTTCAGAGATATGTTCATCAATGATGGACAAAAATTTGTTCCAATTGTCTTGGATTTGTTCTGCTGTTAATTTCATCGTGTAGCAACATTTAATTCATAACCATCAACGGGCTCGCTTTCAACATAAGCTCTAGCTTGTTCAATTGATTCTCTAATGCGCTCTAAAGCAGCCTTATATTCTTCAATTGGTTGTTGTTGATTAACAATGAAATTAAGTTGATTAGTTAATCCCTCAATTTTATTAAGTTCATGTAAAATACTGTTTCTATGTTTCATATATTTATTTTTAATAACGTTATTACATTATCACGTTTCTTATCTCTACGTTTTAATGTTTTTCCTATAACTCGTAATTATATAATACTAAAATAAAACTGTGGAGCCAAATTATTCTTAAGAGAGGTTTACTATATCTTGAATTTGTTTCAAGAATATACATCTTTCATATTCCTCTACACTTTCAAAATATACTAAAGCTGCATCTAATGTTTTCTTGAATATATTATCTGAATATAGATTAATACAATCAAGATGTGTTTGATTAGTAATATCTAATTTAAATAAATGGTTATAAGCTTTATCATAAACCATATACCCACTAATTCTTTCAATTTCAATAACATCTAGATCTGGGTTAGCATCACCTAAAAATTTAATTAATTGTCTAGCAAATGTCTCATAATTAGTAATTAATCTTTTAAACATCCCTATCCAGACTACAGGACTTTCAGATAAATCTATCTGTGATATAGTCTCTTCAGGTTCTTCAGGAGACTTAAATAAACTAAATATTTTGTTAATATTCATACATTATACATATGGTAAAAGGCAGTTTTAAGTAGGGTTAACACACTTACTTATATTTTATATATATCGTAATATAATAAGAAAAAAAGCGGCTAAAAGCCGCTTTAAAAAGTAAGTTTAAATTATTATTATCCTTTAATTAATTGTTTAGCTCCAGTTAGACCTGTTGCTTTATCAAATCGTGAGTCTGTATATGAACGCTGCTCAGCAATCAGCCTATGAATATTTTCAAATTCATAAGACATTTGACGTTCTGTCCCATCAATCTTTTTATAAACTTGTTCAAAATTATAATCCCTCTCTCGAGTATTATTATCTATCCACTCATGAGTGGCTTTTAATTCAAACGTTAATTTGTTAATCTTAACTATACCCCAAACAATTACAGCTATAATAGCAGCCGCAATAATCGAGAGCATACCTAAAACAAAATACATTGTTTCCATAATTTGTTTCTCCTTTATTTTAAATAACTTACTTTTTAGTGCACCTTGCAGGAATCGAACCTGCGACCTACTGATTATGAGTCAGTTGCTCTAACCAATTGAGCTAAAGGTGCTATTAGTACCCCCATCAGGATTCGAACCTGAGGCCCACAGATTAGAAATCTGTTGCTCTATCCAACTGAGCTATGGGGGCATACGTGGTCAAGGCAGGATTTGAACCTGCAAACCCATCACGTTAAGGCTGGTTATGGGTAGTGCTACCTACGACTTGCGTTTACCTGAAGTGTCATCTAGAATCACTTTCTTCCGCCACTTGACCTAAATTAATCTTTTAGATTATCATACTTACAACATGTCAAATAATAATCAATAATGTTCTCTTTAGAAACATTAATTCCTTTATGTAGTGTCCTTGTAACCACCACCCACAACTCATCTATGTGGGTGGTGATTGGCTCTAATTTCAGCTCTTTACTTATTAGCTGATGTAATTCTTGTTTATTATTAAGCTGCATACTCAATTGCAAGTTCATATAGTTTAGCATTCAAATCAAGGTCTTGTTTAAAATTCTTAATTTTTCTTGCTTTACGTAACTTAGCACCTGATGTATATTCAAACATACCATGTACTAGTTTTTCTTGAACTACATTAAATACGCTCCACAAATCAGTTCCTTTATCTTCAGGGCGAGTTGGTTCAATCAATTTATTATAATCAATTGTAATATTTTGAAGTTGTTCTGCCCCAAATCGAATTGCAGCTGCTTTCTTAGCAAACTCAGCAATTTGTTCTTTACGAAGTTTCTTTTTCTTAAATGTATTCATTGATTCAACTGTTAGTGGAAGTTTCTCTACAATCTTACCAATTACTGCTTTTAACTCTTCAAAATCATATCCGTAGTGACGAATCTTAAGATTTTCAAACTCCTTAGAACAAATAACCAAACCATTTTCACATACCATACGGAACAAACCTGCTGTGAAAGTAAAAGCATTTTTACCGTCGTGACTATTAGTTAGTAGAATCTGTGGGTAAGCATGATCACCATCATCTCCTTTAATGACAATCTCATTATTGCGGAACACAACTAGGTGTTTCTGGTAACCATCACCTTTGCGGGCGCGTACTTGTTTTGCATCAACTACTCCCCAACCTAGTTTTTCCATATCCTGAATGATTTGGAAGGTGGAAATGTGAGCATATTTTTCACTAGTGCCTGGAGCACCCTTAGTTGTGAAAATTGATTTTGCTTGTTCACGAATCTGTGATTCGTTTAGAAATGTGTTTTTTTCGATGTCTAACATAACCTTTATTTTTTAATTAATATTTTAACTTATACCTAAATATAACATCCTTTTCCTGTGGAGCCAAGCCTCCTGTTAAAGACTCTCAATCAAGTAACAGATTCGTTGAATAGTGTCATGTTTTTTCATCCGTATATCCATTCGGTACGGTTCCAAATCCAATGTTTTATCCATTTGCTTTACCTGAACAGCCATGAACTTCAATTTCTCAGTAGTAGTTCCTTCAATTTCTCCCTCCATAACCACATCAGGGAATATAATATTTGGTTTCTCCACTGCTTTCCTACCACGTTTTTTTGGTTCTGTTGTAGTAGTTGTGTTCAATTGAATTTCAACCTCTTTCTTTTTACCCAATCCAGGTGGGCGACCTCTGCGTTTTTGTTCCATAACTTTTATTTGTGTTTAATTATTATATAATGAATGCTGCTGTTAGAATCCAGTAAAGCACAATCTGAATTGCATACCAGATACCTTGAGATTTAAATGACAAATCCTCACCTTTCTTTTTAGCATCAATGCGTACATGTGATACTGCGCAATATGCCATCCAAATAAATGCTGCTGTTGTTACCATGTTCTAATTATTTAATTATACCTAAATATAACATCAATTCACCCGGAGGCCAAACAGAGGGTGGGAGAGTGTAGAAAACCCCGATGAGTAGCGAATTCACCGGGGTTTGAGTAGCCTAAACTACAACGGTCCTAAGCCGTTATCTTTAATTCATATATACATATCCAAGGAAAAAGGCCCCCACATGTGGACCCTTCACCACCACACCTTAATACGTATATACATATATACTTGGTCGATACCAAAAAATGTTATAAAAGAGAGATTTTGGGTTTTACCATCTATATCCCAAAGGGTTAGTCTGGAAATGTGTGGGATGCTATGTAGCGTATATACGTATATACAATCGGCGCGTAAAGATCGTATACGATCTGTTTTGTGTGTATTCACACAGGTTTATCGGGTAGCCGGGTATATGGACCATAACACGCATGGGAGTATAGTATATATATAC